GCCGCGTCTGCAGCCGCGTCAATCGCCCGCAAAATGGAATACGAGCGCACCTCAGCCTGGCTCATACCCAAATCACGCGATTCTGGTTCAACCCTCAGAGCTGCCAGATGCTCGATGCGGGAAATGTCCCCATTTAGGACATCTGCTTCATGTATCAAGGCGTCAAACTTGCCACGTTCATCGTCGCTCAATCCCCGACCTTCTTTCTCTGCCAGGGTCACAATAGCGTCTGCATCCTTCAGCAGACTAGATTCTCGGTCTCGTAATTCACGAGGGTTCATCATTTCCCTTACCTTATTCGTCGCGGTAAATACGACCTGTCACTTCCGTTTGCGCTTGGCAATCTCCAGCCGCGCACGTAAGCGGTCCACCGCTTCACGCTCGTCTGATTGACCGCGAGACAGGCACTCCAGTGCCCGCTCCCGTTCAAGAGATTCAAGTTGCGAACGAACACTTACCGACGTTTGTGTGTACGCCGGATAAGTCACTGGTGAAACGTCAAATAGTTCGACCTCAACCAGCGTGCGCAGTGCTGGTTCTCGGGTGGTATCCCATTCCTCCACCTTTGTCCGGAAGGCAAAACTCATTTGACTGATATCCCCCCGCTCAAGTGAAACCAGTAAATCACGCGCATAACTGGTATCGGGAGGGATGATCTCAATGGCTAACCCCTGGTCATCTTCACGTACTTTCAGCGTTCCCGCTGTAGTGCGTCCCAGGATCAAGTTGCTGTCATGGTTGAATAGCGCACGAACATCCGCGCCACTATCCAGTGATTTTGCAAAAGCCCCGCGCCGGATTTTCTCCACAAATCCGCCCAGGTCCTGGCTGAGGCTTTCAAACATCGCCGCATAACCCACAATTTTGGGAGGTTCGCCTGTTTCAGGCTTTTCAACGCGCATTTCCATCTGGATTGTGCGCACATCAACATCTGGTGAAAACTTGGCAGTATTCATGTTCATCTCCTCGGTTTATCCCACGCCTATCACACACTCGCATCCGCCATGCAGTGGAGGGTGTCCTATATCTTGACCAATTGACATCGGTTCGGATCCTTCGGGCGTGAGTTCATCGCCCTCTTTCATAAAACCTTGCTCAATGCCCACTACAGCGCCGTTCATGGAGTCGCAGTAAGGACATGGTTTTGAGCCGTAGGTGTACCAGCGCAACATAGTGACCCCCGCCATGCCAAAGATCATCTTTGCCACGGCATTACCCGCCCGCACGCTTTCATCAGCCGCAATTTGCGCCGGGTGTTGTGCTTCCCAGGTGTCCATCTCAGTCATTACCGCCTCAAGCGCGTCTCCGCCGTCCTCAGCCGCTTTGCATAAGGTATCAGCCAGGCGAATTGCATCCCTGGCGGATTGGCGTTTGGCAAATTCCTTCACGTAGGCAGTGATAAATCGCTCGACATTTGCGCTGGAATCCAGTTCACCGCCGACTTCGTCAACGGCAGAATCAGCAATCATTTCTGCATAAGCCGAGGCAACCGGTATCATCAATCGTTCAGATGTCTCGGTCTGTTCAGCCCAGAATGTTTCCAGCCAGGTGCCAAACATCCCCGCTTCACGTTTAGCCAGGTATTTCTTAGCCGCTGCCCGAATGTCCTGGCATTCACGCTTCACGATCCGCCCCGCCGCTTCTTCAAACACCTTGCGGTAACGTTTCATCAGCTTGTAACGGCTCTCAACCTGCTTGGCTCGCTGTTCAACCAGTGAGCGCTCCTTGATAATCGGTTCTTCAATCATCACAGCGCTCGGTGCTTCAAACAAAATCGCGCTTGGTACGCTTGGTCCAGGCATTGCCCGCCCGCCGTCTTTCGCGTCCACCATGTTCAGCGGCACCAAATAGCTGTCACCGCCCGGAATAGGATCCATATTCTCAAGCCGTCGCACGTCATTGGGAGACAACCATCCCCACTGCCGTCCCACTGAATACGCTGTAAACCGGCTTTGCACATCCCCGCGCAGCAACCCATCCACCAGAAACTCTGCAAAATAGCGTCCGCGCTCTCGTTTCAGCAGCAAAGACCGGCTGATCGCCTGCTCAATGTTAACCAGGTAAGGTCGCAAGGTGTAAATCACGAACTCAAGCGATTGCTGCTCAATGTTTGAGAAGGTCGCCCGCTCCAGGTCGCCAATCATATGCAGTGGCACCCGGTAAATAGAGGCAATTTCCTCTTTCTGGAATTTCCGTGATTGCAGAAATTGTGAATCCTCGGGCGGTATGCCAATCGTGTTGACCGTCATACCTTCTTCAGCCACCGCCACCCCGTGGGAATTCTCAGTGCCACCAAAAGACTCAATCCAGCTGGAGCGCAACCGCCTCGCAGCGTCCTCTGTAAGTGTTTTTGGGTGGGAAAGGACAACAGAAGGGCGCGCATCGTTGGCAAATAACCTGGCTGCGTACTCTTCCAGAGACAAACTCAGCCCAATTGCCTGGCGTGCTGCCATGATGGGAGAGATACCCAGCACCCCTGTTTGACCAATTCCACGCGTATGGAAGACCTTTGAGGACGGTAAAACTACCGTTCCGCCGCTTCCCTGGTGATATTGGTAGGCTAATTCCCCTGTGTCAGGCAGTCGCAGCACTTCCATTTGGCTTGGAAGCAATGGATGGAGCCCAATAACCTGACCGGTTCTGTCATACTCAATCTCTGAATAAGCATTGCCCCACAGCAGCAAACTTCGCATGAGTGGCGAAGCTCGCCATTCGTAGCTGGTCATCTCGTCGTTTGGCATGTCGTGCAAAATGGTGTAAAGCGGGTGCTCAATAGCCCGCCGCTTGCCGCCATCTGGCAAGCGCTCATACAAAATTAGGGGTATTGAAGCCACTGTCTCAGCCAGTACCCGAACACAGGCAAATACCGCTGTCATTGCTTCAGCAGTCTCAGGTCGGATGGTGGCTCCGGTGTAGGTTGAGAAACCTGAGATACTTCGTGATTGTGTCAACCAGTCAGGAATCTTTTCCCGGCGCTCAAATGTTTGACGTAACCGTGTAAAAATATTCATATGATAATCAGCCCTCGACTTTCATAAACGGACTTGTCGCCGTTGCCATGCCGGATTGCTCGGTCGAGCGCCATAATTCCAGCCACCATGCCATCAATTTTTTGTCGGCTCTTGTCTTTATTCGGCTTTACGTTCCCCGCCGGATCAGTGCTCACCATCAGGTTGTCTGCATTCCACCGTAAAACCGGGTGTCCATCGTGTATCAGTGCATGGTTCAAAACGAGTCGTAATAATTGCTGTGTAGGCGGGCTCATACTCACAAATCCCTGACCAAATCCAACCATTGTGAACCCCGCGCCCTCCAGTTGTTGACTCACCTGGAATGCTCCCCAGCGGTCAAACGCAATTTCACGAATGTTATAGATTTCACCCAGGGCTTCAATGTCCTTGACGATAGTCCGGTAATCAATCACATTGCCAGGAGTAGTTTTGATAAAGCCGTCACGCGCCCAGGCGTCATACGGAACTCGGTCATGGCGTGCCCGCTCAATGATCTCATCCTCAGGTATCCAGAAGAATGGCAGCCAGGCGTGGCGCTCTTCCTCGCCTTCCTCAGCCGGAAAATCCAACACGAATGCCGCAAGGTCGCTGTTACTGGCAAGGTCCAACCCGCCGTAACAGGTTGCACCCTTCAGCAAGGTCATATCAATAGGTTGTTTGCACTCGTCCCAGCCTTCCATCGGCATCCAGCGGGTTTCCTGTTGTGTCCACTGGTTGAGGTGCAGACGTCTGAAAGTGTTTTGATATGCCGGTACCTGAATGGCGCGTTTGCACTCAGCTTCCAAATACTCCTCTTTGATGGTCACACCCAGCCCGGGATTAGCCTTGTGCCATATTTTTGGATCCTGCCAGTCGTCTTTTTCATCTGCCGCTGAGATGAATGCAAAATAGGCTGGATCATCAATCACACCATCCAGCACCTGTCGTGCGTATTCGTGCTGTTCCCAACAAATGGAGTTGCGGTCATACCCCGCGGTAGTGATCATTACCATCATGGGCTGACGCCTTGCTCCTGTGGACGTGTTCAGCACGTCATATAGGTCCCGGTTGGGTTGCGCGTGCAGCTCATCAAAGATGATTCCATGCGCATTGAAGCCGTGTTTGTTGTAAGCATCCGCGCTGAGCACTTTGTAAAACGACCTGGTATTTGGTACCGTAATGGACCGCTTATAAACCTGCACCATGCTGGCTAACTGTGGATTGCTCTCCACCATGCTCTGAGCCTCACCAAACACAATCGCCGCCTGGTCACGGTCTGCCGCTGCAGAGTACACCTCAGCCCCCGGTTCGCCATCTGCCAGCAGCAGGTACAATCCAATCCCTGCGACAAGTGTGGATTTTCCGTTCTTGCGGGGTATCTCGATATACGCCTTGCGATACCGCCGGGAACCGTCTATCGCGCGCTTCCACCCAAACAGTGGCTTGATGATCTGATCACGTTGCCACCCCTGCAGTAGAAACGGCTGACCCGCCCACTCGCCTTTTGAATGAGTCAGGAATGTCTCAAAGAATGCACACGCGATCCGCGCTGCCTTCTCGTCGTAATAGAAATCCAACTCACTCGCTTTGTTCATCAGGCTCCTGTGGCTCCTGTTTGTCTATCGCTGCGAACAGCTGTTCTGCCAGGGTAGGTTTGTTCTTCGTGTCCACTGCCTTCACGCGGCTTCTGCTGCTGGGCGTCATCCCCAGCTCCACCATGTACTGGCGCATCTGTGTCAGTGCCTGGTGGGAAATCTCCACCCACGGGCTCTTGACCATGTACCCTTTCGGGTTGGTCTGTATGGAGCCCTCCGACTCGATCATCCCTTCGGCTTCCACCCATCTCGCATAGCACTGACAGTAAGCTGCTAGCACCGCCCGGTCTGCCACTGTCAGAATCCCCACCTCGTACAGCTCCCTTACAACACGGTGCCACTCCTTCCTGGCTTCGTCGGTCAGGTGGTGTGGGCAGCGTGGCAGGTGTGGCTGAAGCGACGGTTCTTGTTCGTTCATAGGGCGCTTGCCTGGGTTGCCACTCAGCACCTTTACAGCAGTTGGTTTGGGTTTTCTGCCTCTCATTCACGCCATTTTTCCCGAGTCGCAATTTCGCGCACGCGTGCGTAAGACTGCGCGCCTGTTCACCAACGGTAAGGTGGGAGAGATTTACTCCCCCCTCCCCAGCGGTCATCTTCAAGCGCTGTCTTTCTGCTATGACAACTCTTACACAGCGCTTGAAGGTTTTCCGGTTCATCAGTGCCGCCCTTGCGCCGTGCGATAATGTGGTCCACTTCCGTGGCTGGCACGTCTCCTCCATGTAACTGGTAAGGATTAGCGCAATTTGGATGGTCACTGAGAAACGCATCACGAATTCGCCGCCATGCACCACCATAACCAACAGATGACCGCGGTTCCCGTGCTGCAACAAACTTCTCTTTGTGAACAGCACAATAGGTCTCTGATGTCAGGTTCGGACAACCTGGAGCGGCACATCCGCGCATGGCTCTATTTGGCATCATTTACCTAAATCAGCCACTATCTGAGGTAGCAAGTTAGTAAAGAAATACATGAGGAACCCGCCCGCAAGTGTCAGAACCAATCCAACCATCCATCCGATCAGTTTGTTGAGTTGGTTTTCAATCTTGGACAAGCCCTTTTCAAGGGTAGCCAGGCGCGTCTTTGCGCCTTCTTTGCCATTACCATTTATCCACTGAGCATGGTCCTCAATGTCTTTCTCGATGGCTGGCAATCGTGCTTCAATGTTTTGAATCCGCGATGTGACTTGAGCAATGCCTTCTGCCATGACACACCTCGCTATTTAGCCGCTGCGGGTAGATATTTATCAATGGCAGATCCGGCAATAAAGGTACCTATAACGACCATCAATGAAGTAAGTTGATCAGGCGTCAAATCAAACGGCAGTCCAATCTGGAAGCCCCTCAATACCAGGACAACCAAACCGACGACTGCCGCCCAAAACTTACGAGACATGAAAATACCACGCCATCCACCAGGACCGGGATCCACTGTCACACCAATGATGTAACTCGAAATGACAATTACCAACCCCGCTGCCTCTTCATTGTCCATCTCGAAACTTGGCACAAACACTGCCACCAGAATGACCGCAACCGCAATAAAAGCAGCCCAAAACCGACGCGATACCAACAAGTCTTTCATAGAATCACCTCTCAAGTTCGTGGTAACGCAAAAGCCGCCCGGGAAGACGTCTTTCACGTCTTTCCCGAGCGGCTGACTTCGGAAATCTGAGCCGTTTACTTGCAAATTAATTATATCACTTTTTAGATTCTTTCATCCTCTCACTTTTCAAATCCTCTTTCATAGCCTGGGTTTGCTTGCGAGCATCAAAGTGGTAGAAGTGCTTGCAAGAGGTACACCTCCCATGAAGGAAACGCACCTCAACTGTGCCTGTCTGTAGCCAAACCTCTGTACCAACCTGAACCAGCTTTCCAATCACAGCATGGCACTCCTGGCACCGGTAATTGGCAACCACGACACCTTGTGGATTCATGACCGGGCATCTCTCTTGCGTCTGGCGCCACACCTCACACAGCGCATCTGGTAGTGATACCCATGTCTCGCCCATTTTTCTTCCCAGTGGTGTCCCGCCAGCCGGCATATCCATGACTTCAACCGTTTTTCCATTCCCGTTTTCCTTGTAGGGGTTCACATTCCTTCACTTTGATGATCACCCCGGCGTTGTTTTTACCAACTCCGATCCACTTGGATAACGTCATCCTGATGACCTGGCGATCATCCGCCCAAAGCAATCCATTTAGCGCATCCAGAACCGCTTTGGAGAGATTATCCAGATCCACCCGCCGTTTATCTGGGATGAAGAAATCCAGTGACACTTCAAGCGAAATATCGTTTTGATATACAGGCGCTTCCAGCTGGTACTTACTACGAAACCCAACAGCGTAAATCCCTCCATTATTCTTCTTAAGCCAATCAACTACAGCAAGAGCAATCTCAGTCTGCCAATCAGTAATCCGAGGGTCCCGGTAATAACCCTTGAAAGAAACTCTAAAGGATTGCTTTGGTACCGGGACGCCTCGGACGCTGACTTCGATCACTTTGCCTCGCTCATACTACTTTCACGATAGCTGACATTCCAGCGGATTTCTCGTTCCTCGCGTAACAACTGCTCAAGTTTCTTTTCAGCAACTGATCGCTTTTTGATAAAACCCGACGTATAGCATTTGAATTGAAATACAACCGGGTTTTTGGGGCTGGTGATGTCAGTAAACTCAACACCGAGTGCCAGGCTGATCTGTTCCAGCACGTAATAAACGTGCTCTCGGTAAACCTTATCAACAAGGGCATATATCGTGATCTCGCGTGTGTAGAGAACCTCATCGCTCATGTGATCTCCAGTAGCGTCTTAATTTGCTCGTCGTGCTTCCCGGATGTATAGGCTGCCATCTCATCAATCAGGGATTTCAGTCCTTCAACAGTTGCGAACCCGTCATAATCAATGGATAATCCCCATATTGACTCCAGGCGTTCTTTTAGAATTAGCTGTTCCTTTTCCATCTCGGCGATCTTTGTCCTGGCATCTACCAGCTCAAACCACAGGCTCACTTCGTAATCTGTTGCTGGCACTGGATTGCCTGAATTGCT